TCATTCGAGACGGTCAACTGTTCTCAAAGCAACGGGTATATGAGGACGCGCTGGCGCGCCTGCCGAAAGACCTTGACGACACCACTCGTCGCCTCCGTGCGCTGGAGATGACTCGCGAGGAGTTTGGCAAGTCGAGCGGACGCTACGGGGCTCTGTCTAAGTTCATCCAAGAGGATGCTCTGGACTCGACCTTCCAGACCCCGCTGACCCCCGGCGGGTTCGGGGCGCGGTTCGACCAGATGATCCGGTCTGTCCCCGGCGGCATGGGCTACATGATTGCGCCCTTCCGCAAGACGCCGGTCAACATCATCAACAGCGCCATGCGGCACATCGACTTCATGAGCGCCATGAAGTGGAGCGCAGCGAACGCTGAAGGCACGCAGGCCGCCCTGAACGGCTTGAAGAAGTCGAACAGTAAGTTCCTGACGCAGATGACTGCTGGGGACCCGATGCAGCGTGCTGAAGCCATCGGCCGACTCGCATCTGGCCTCGGTCTTGTTGCAGTCGCCATGGAGCTTACGCAGCCTGACCCTGACACGGGGCGTCCGAAGATCACTGGGCGCGGGCCGCAGGACCCCAAGCTTCGGGAGCTTTGGCTGCAGGCGGGCAACCAGCCCTACTCAATCCAAGTGGGCGACGGGTACTACTCGTACCAGAAGCTTGACCCTTGGGCGACCCTGCTGGGTCTGGTCGCGGACTTCTACGATGTTGCCCGCTTCTCTGAGGACCAAGGCGACGAGCAGAAGACTGCCGAGTTCTTGTTCAACCAGACCTTCGTCGCCCTGACCAACAACATCGTTGACAAGAGCTACCTGACCGGCATCCGCCAGCTACTGGACGCGACGAGTGGCGGTCAAGACACGGACCACATCAACAGGCTGTTCCGCTCGATGGCTGCCAGCCATGTGCCGAACTTCCTTGGCGGTCCTGCCCGCGAGACCAACCAAGAACTCAAGCATGTGCGTTCGGTGATGGACGCGGTGATGGAGCGTATTCCAGGTCTTTCCAGCGGCCTTGAGCCCAAGCGCAATGTCCTCGGTGAGCCGATCACCGCGGCGGGAAGCGCCTTCAGCAAGGAGCCGGGGGGCATCACCGACTTCTTCATGCCCATCGCCTACACGCGAGTCTCCGACGATGTGATCGCGGAGGAGTTGTCCGCGCTGCAGTATCGCTTCCAAAACCCTCCCAACGAGCGCAATGGCGTTGACTGGGCAGAGGTCAAGAGTCCTTCCGGGCAGTCGGCATACGACTACTGGATGGAGAGCACCGGCAAGGTGAAGCTGGGCGGCCTGACGCTGCGCCAGCGCCTCAAGAAGACCATCAAGGACAAGCGCTACCAAGAGCTAGACCCGCGGCCGTTCGAAGGCCAAGCCTCTCCTCGAGCGGAGATGCTGCGGAGCGTCATCTCTGCGTACCGTGAACGCGCAAAGGTGGAAACGCTCAAGGCATACCCCGAACTTCGAATTGCTTCTCAGCAGTACCTCATCAACCGCTCGCTTCGGCGGCGAGGCGAAACTCCCATCCCCACCATCCGATGACCTCACGCACTAACTACACGGCCACCGCAGGGCAGACCTCGTTTGCGATCCCTTTCCGGTATCTGCTTGAGTCGTTCGTCAAGGTCACCGTCAACGGGACCGAGCTTTCCAATGGAGCCGGTGCTGACGAGTTCACCGTCACGGGCAGCACTGTCAGCGATGGCGTGTTCGACGGCGGCAATGTAGTCCTCAACACTGGCGCAACCGCTGGTGACACCGTTGCGGTCTACCGCGACAGCGGCATTGACGATGCCAACCGACTTGTTGACTTCGAGGCTGGCGCTCGCCTCTTGGAATCTGATCTTGACAAGAGCGCGCTCCAACTCCTCCACCTCCTACAAGAGGTCAAAGACAACTCAGCCACCGCCGAAGACATGACCATCACCATCGCAGATGTCGTTGGGCTCCAGACCGCCCTTGACGGGAAAGCCGCCAACACGGTGTTCGCCACGGGAGCCAATGGCATTGTGCCTGGTCCTTCCTCTTCGCAGGCTAGCGGAGACTACTTCCTCCGCGCTGACGGCACTTGGGTCGCGGTCAGCACTTCAGGAGGAGGAGGAGGCGGAGCGTCTGTCTTCACGGGACTGGCCGATGTCCCGAACAGCTACTTGGGCCAAAACAGCAAGTTTGTTGCGGTCAACAGTGACGCGGACGGCCTTGAGTTCACCGACGCCATCACTAGCCTCGGCAGCCTGTCTGATGTCAACTTCGGCAGCAGCACCCCGAATGACGGTGATGCGATCATCTACGACGGCGCGTCCAGTTCTTGGCTGCTGTCTCCCGCCGCAAGCATCGACCTGTCTGGGGCCAACGCTTACCAAGAAGGCAACCTCTTGGTCGGCAACGGCAACGGCAGCTACACGCCTCTAGGCAACGGCACCAGCGGCCAAGTCCTGACGGTCAACACTGCTGTCGCGGGGAACCTTGAGTGGGCCGCGGCATCAGGCGGAACTGGCGGCGACATCATGGCCGTTCAGACCATCAACACTCAGGGCGACATCACTGTTGACGATGGGCAAGCCATCCCGTTCGACGGCCTCCCCACCAACCGCGGCACCACCTTCACGCAAGTTGCGACCAACACCTACTTGAACCTGGGCTCGCTTGGTGGCATTGCTCACACCACGCCCATCAACAACGCAGGCATCCGGGTCAGCACTGCGGGGATCTACAAGATCGAGTGGCGCATGACCATCCGCAACACTTTCGCGACTGACCTCGCTGCTCTTGGGCGTCTCTATGTGCGGCCCGCAAGCTTTACGACCCAAGCATCGACTCCTGTGCAGTACAGCACTGGCGTGATGTACATCCCCGGAGGCAAGAACAGCATGGTCGCGGGAACGGCTTACATTGATCTGGACGCCAACGACACGATCATGCTGACGCTTGTGGGTCAGAACGCGGGCACGCTTGTCACTGAGGCGGCCTCGATCAACAACTTCGAGATCGTCGGCCAGCAGGCGTTCATGCAGATCGCTAAGGTGTGATATGGCATTTGCAGTCAACAAAATCGGGCTGGAGAAGCCTTACATCTCGTTCAGTTCCCTGTCCTACTACAACTCCTTCAAGGCGTTTGGGCTGGGTCCTGACACGGTTCTGGACAAGAACAAGTTCTGGTCCATCTACCGCAAGGACGACTCTGGCTCGTACCAAGTCCCCATCGTCCTGACCAAGGCGGCTGAAGACAATGTGGTGGTGACTTGGTCGTTCAGCGGCTCTGCTGTTGACGGCACCCACTACACCTGTCCGATCTCCAGCATCACGATCAGGCCAGGAACGCTGATCGGCTACATCCCGATTGAGATCATCGACCGGGGTAAGTGGTTCAAAGAGAAGGACCTGATCATCACGCTCAACGCGCCGAGCAACACGATCCTTGCCAAGGATCAGGACAAGGTGCGCATCGTGTTCGTGCCGTCTACCGCTCCCCCGGAGATCACGGTCTCCACTACGCTGACGGGAGGCTTTGGTGCCACCAACCTGCTCAACCCTGAAACCGAGTGGACTGTCGGAACTGGTAGCGTGGGCGATTGGACAGCGGCGGGGATTGTTGCTGAAAACTCCCGCCAAATTCTAGCTAATCCTTACGGGGATAACGCAGTCATCTGGGTTGGGGAAAACATTGAAAGTGCGCTTGGCTTTGACGGAGGATATCAGCGTCCGATTGCTTCTGTAGACCCAACTAAGTTGTATAGAGTGTCTTTTTGGCTCAAGAAAGTGGACCCTACTGATGGGCACATTCTTTGGCAGTTCTGGAATGGTGTTACGCGCCCTATTCTTGGCACTTCCGTCAACTTGAACGACATCTACTACAACTCTCTAAGCAATTTTCCATCGGAATGGGTGTTGTTTGTCACTTATATCCACCCCTATACCGCAACACTGTCCGACGCAATAAGCGCAAAAGGGTGCTACACCACTGACGGCACTAAGCTGTCTGTGGACCCCATCAACGAGTTCAGGTGGAAAGACGCGAGCGACACTGCGCTCTACATGCGCGAGGGCTTCTACAATGACCCGACCGACAACAACGAAGAAGTCCACTTATGGGACCCTCGCGTCGAAGTCGTTGACGGCACCGAGCCGTCGATTGCTGACCTGCTGGGCGGATACAACACCAACAGCCTCCCCGCAACCTTCACGGCCTCCTACGCTCCTGAAGAGGACATCACGGTGCGCTACAAGGTCAGCGGCACGGCTGCTGGCGGTGTAGGTGCCAACAGCGGGGATGCCACCATCCCTGCGGGAAGCACCACGGCTACCCTTGGGCTGCCCTATGACGGCACTCACGCTTCTGGATCGACTGTGGTGCTCTCCGCTGATTATGAGCGGAACACTGTGGCGTTCACTGAGCTTGATTGGGACCCTGTCCAAGGCTCCTTCTCAGTGCCTCGAGATGTTCACATCGACGAGAACATGTGGCCTCAGAGCCAAGACCTTGTCTCGGCAGGCTTTGACCAAAGCGTCACGAGATCTGCTGACAAGCCTTGGTGGCCGGGTTACCCGACTCAGTGGGGCATCGACGGGTCCATTGAAAGCACTGACCCCAGCCTGACTGGCTACAAGGTTGACATTGTCGAGCAGTCTGCAACCACCAAGATCGTGGACCCCGTTACGGGCAACGCCATCAAGTGGTTCGTCCCGAACAACCATATCGTCCAGTTGGTGCCGTACCTCCGCAACGCCTTCAGCCTGACATGGCCTGGTGGACGCAGTACGGCGCACCAACTCAAAGAGTGGACTCGCGGAGCGTTCCGCATCATCCCTATGGATGCTGCTGACATTGACCACCAAGCTGAGTTCTTTGAGATCAGTCAGCGTGTCCGCACGCAGAACACGAACCATGTGGCGAAGTTCAGGTGGAAAGATGTGGGATCTCCGGGGTTCGGCACTGGCACGCCGGGGCTTGCCTCGAACGGCGAGACTGTCCCTGTGTACACGCCGCCGAACTACCCGAACATCCGCATCTGGCTGTGGGACCTTGTGAACCCGCACCCTGCGGCGGTCTCTTCGGGCTGGGCAGGCGGCTGGGGCACTTGGTACGGCGCGTTTGAGGACGAGCACGGGCTGGGTGTGTACTTCATCCACCGTCTCGACACTGCTGTCACTTGGGGCGGCAAGGTTGAGACCCCGGATGTGGACAAAGGCAACCACATCCTGTGGCCTGTCGGTCTGGACGAAGGTCTTGCGAGCGTCAAGACCAACCAGACGGGCATGCTCTGGCACTCGATGCAGACTCAGATGTCCAGCAGCCCCTTGTCAGGGCCGCCGACCGACTTCTGGCCTGGCCTTGGCACGGTGTGGACCCCCTGGGGCAACGCTGTGATTGATCCCGCGACAACGACTAGCGTGACTTTCACGAAGGCATGATCCAGTGGAGCAATACCTTGCCATCGCATCTGGCGTAGCGGGCGGTCTGGCAGTCAGCTTCAAGCTGCTCAGGTGGGCGTACAAGACAGCCCAAGATGTGCAGCAGAAGCTCGACACCATTGCGGAGCTTTCTCAGGAGCTTGTGCCTAACGGCGGAAGCTCTCTGAGGGACTCCATGAATCGTGTCGAGCAGAGCGTGGTCTCGCTGACCTCGAAGCTGCGCATGATCGTCCAGTTGAACGAGTGGGACGCCTTCGAGACGGATGCTCAGGGCAACTGGACATGCTGCACTGGCACCTTTGACCGCGCCACGGGGCTCGAGAAAGATCAGATCCTTGGCTACGGCTGGATGAACGCCGTGCATCCTGATGACCGCAGCAGGGTTCTTGAGGAGTACAAGCTTGCCATGCGCCAGGAGCGCGACTGGATCTGCAAGCTTGGGATCAAGAACATCCAGACGGGCCTGACGGGCGAGTACCAGATCAAGGCCCAGTGCCTTCGCCTGAACGGCCAGATGTTCGGGTACTTGGGCATCATCGAGAGAGACTACTCCGAGGAGGAGACACTTGACTGATCAGTTCGCAACGCTGCACGGGGTCTTGGTCCAAGAGCTTCTGGACCGCATCCGGTCAGGCGAAGCTACGCCGTCCGACCTGAATGTGGCGCGCCAGCTTCTGAAGGACAACAACATCGTGGCTGCGCCAAACAACAAGCCCGTGCTGAAGCTGGCTGACCGCATCCCGCAGTTCGGTGACCCTGACCAAGTGCCCGCTAAGATGCCGAAGCAGGCATGAGTTACGACTACCAAGACGAAGCTCTCAGGGACTTCAGGGCCTTCCTCTACCTTGTCTGGGATGAGTTGGGGCTGCCTGACCCGACGCCTGTCCAGTACGACATTGCGCAGTTCCTGCAGCACGGTCCTCGGCGGCGCATGGTCCAGGCGTTCCGCGGTGTGGGCAAGTCTTGGATCACCTCTGCCTATGTGCTCTGGCGGCTGTACTGGAACCCTGCCGAGAACATCCTAGTGGTGTCGGCAAGCAAGGAGCGTGCTGACGCATTCTCGATCTTCACCCAGCGCCTCATCAGGGACATCGAGTGGCTGAACCCGCTGATGCCTCGAGAAGAGGATGGGCAGCGCCGCTCGATGGTGGCATTCGATGTCGGCCCTGCTGGCGCATCTCACGCGCCTTCCGTCAAGTCCGTGGGGATCACGGGCCAGATGACGGGCTCGCGTGCTGACTGCCTCATTGCCGACGATGTCGAGTCGCTCTCCAACTCTGACACCCAACTGAAGCGGGACAAGCTTGGTGAGGTGGTCAAGGAGTTCGACGCCATCCTGAAGCCCAACGGCAGCGTGGTGTACCTAGGCACGCCTCAGACCGAGGAGTCCATCTACAAGTACCTGCCCGAGCGTGGGTACAGCATCAGGGTCTGGCCTGCCCGCTACCCGCGCCCCGACAAGGTTGCGAGCTATGGCGGGGCCAACCGGGAGCTTGCCCCGATGATCATGGAATCCCTCATGACCGATGAGGGCTACCAGACCGAGCTTGAGTGGCAGCCTACTGACCCTGGCCGCTTCAATGAGATGGAACTCATCGAGCGCGAGGCCAGCTATGGGCGTGCTGGCTTTGCCCTGCAGTTCCAGCTTGACACCTCGCTGTCGGACACTGAGCGCTACCCGCTCAAGGCTCGCGACCTGATTGTCATGCCCCTAGACCCCGAGACAGCCCCTGAGCGCGTGGTCTGGTCTGGGGACATCAAGCAGCGCATCAAGGAGCTTGAGTGCGTGGGCATGGCTGGAGACGGCTTCCAGCGCCCCTACTCGACCGATGGGTCTCCTGGAGAGTACCGCTACAGCATCATGGCTGTGGACCCTGCTGGACGGGGCAAGGACGACACCGCTGTCTGCGTGATCAAAGAGCGCCTAGGTAAGCTCTATGTAACGGCGTGGGAGGCGTTCCCTGGAGGCTACGACACCCTGACCCTCCAGAAGATATCCACAATCGCCAAGGAACACGGTGTGCATAAGA